AGCACGGTGATGATGGCGTTAACACAAAGTCTCCACTAGCAGGTAAAAACGATATGGGCGGCACAACTGCTAATATCGCTAAAGGCGGTGAAGCTAAAGGCGAAGGTACCAACGGTGGTTTACTCAACCCAAGTACTAAAGAAGAAAACTTTGGCAACATCAACGTTCCAGGCGGCAATGCAGGTAAAACAGCATTCAAGAAGAAAGAGCCAGGACACGGTGCCGAGAAGAAAGGTAGTGGAGATAACGGCGACAAAAGTGCTGGTTCCCCTATCAACGGTGCTCCAAAAAGAGCAAAATAAGGTTAAGTAGATGAATTATCTTCGTGAAAACCTGAGTTTTGATCAAGCAAGAATGGTCGTTGAGTCCGACGGCCAAGACGGCAAAAACCTTTACATGAAGGGTATTTGCATTCAAGGCGGCGTTAGGAATCAAAATCAGCGTGTTTATCCTGTTAATGAAATCGGCAGGGCTGTCAAGACCCTGAACGACCAAATTACTGGTGGATACTCAGTTTTAGGCGAAGTGGATCATCCAGATGACCTACGAATCAACCTTGACCGTGTGAGCCATATGATCACAGAAATGTGGATGGATGGCCCTAACGGTTATGGAAAATTAAAAATCCTACCAACACCTATGGGACAACTTGTGAAAGCAATGTTAGAAAGTGGAGTGAAGTTAGGAGTCAGTTCACGCGGATCCGGAAACGTCAAAGAAGACGGATCCGGTGAAGTGAGCGATTTTGAGATTATCACAGTTGATGTGGTAGCTCAACCCAGTGCTCCGGGAGCGTATCCTACGCCAATCTATGAACACCTGATGAATAATCGTGGTGGTTATAGCAGCCTTCGCATAGCGAAGGAAGTACAGGACGACCCCAAGGCGCAAAAATATCTTAAAGAAAGCCTATTGAAAATAATAGGCGGACTCCAATAAAGAGGAGAATCACATGTTGGACGCATTAAAAACTTTGTTCGAAAACAATGTGATTTCTGAAGAGATCAAAGAGTCTATTGAGAAAGCTTGGGATGCTCGTATTACCGAGAATCGTAACCAAGTTACTCAAGAACTACGTGAAGAATTTGCTCAACGCTACGAGCATGACAAACAAGTCATGGTAGAAGCAATTGATCGCATGTTGGGAGACCAACTACGTGAAGAGATTGCACAGTTTGTTGAAGATCGAGATCAACTAGCTGAAGCAAAAGCAAAAGTCGTTGCCAAGTCTAAAAAAGACGCTGAAAAGATGAAGGAATTCATTGTGCGTCAATTAGCTACTGAAGTTAAAGATCTACACGAAGATCAGAAACAGATGGCAGACAAGTTTATTAAACTTGAAAAATTCGTAGTTGAGGCTCTGGCTCAGGAAATTGCAGAGTTCCATACAGACAAGCAAGAGCTTGCGGAAACCAAAGTACGTTTGATTCGTGAAGGTCGTGAGGCATTCACACAAGTTAAGCAGCAGTTCATTCAACGTGCAGCTAAATTGGTAGAATCTACAGTTGAAAAAACTCTAACCACAGAGATTGGTCAACTAAAAGAAGATATCGAAACAGCTCGCCGCGCAGACTTCGGTCGCAAGTTGTTTGAAGCGTTTGCTAATGAATATCAAACAAGTTATCTTTCAGAGAAATCTGAAACATCAAAATTGCTCAAGGTTATAAACCAAAAAGAGTTGGCTTTAGCGCAGGCTAAAAACGATGCCGTAACAGCTCGTCAACTTGCAGAAAGCAAAGAACACAAAATTAAGGCACTAGTGGAAAGTCAGGAGCGCCAACAGATTATGACAGATTTGATTGCACCGTTAAACGGCAGTCAAAAGCAGATCATGACTGAGCTACTTGAGAGTGTACAGACTGCAAAATTACAAAGTAGTTTTGACAAGTACCTCCCAGCAGTAATTGCTGGAGAACAACCACAAAAACGTAAGGCACTAGTAGAGGCAAAAGAAGTAACAGGAAATAAAATTCCTAACAGCGCAGGTAGTAGCGAGTCTGATTCTAACATCGTAGAAATTCGTAAGCTCGCTGGATTAAAAATTTAAGGAGAAATTAAATGTCTGAACTACTCACAAGCCGTTGGAACGAGACCAAGGAAGCCCTATTAGAAGGCCTACAAGGCACCCGTAAATCAACAATGGCTGTAACATTAGAAAACACTCGCAAGTATCTTGCAGAAAGTGCCACTGCCGGTGCTACCTCTGCTGGTAACGTTGCAACATTAAACCGCGTGATTCTTCCAGTGATTCGTCGCGTTATGCCAACCGTTATTGCTAACGAGTTAGTTGGTGTACAACCAATGACTGGCCCAGTTGGTCAAATCCATACTCTACGTGTTCGCTATGCTGACACATCAAGTGGAGCAGGAGTTGTAGCTGGTGAAGAAGCATTCAGCCCATTCAAGATCGCTGAAGCTTATTCTGGTAATGCCGTAAGTGGTAACCCTAAAGCAGCAACAACCGCTGCTCTAGAAGGTGCTGCTGGTAACAGAATGAGCATTCAAATCTTGAAACAGACCGTCGAAGCGAAGACACGTAAGTTAAGCGCAAGATGGACTTTTGAAGCTGCTCAAGATGCACAAGCCCAACAAGGTATTGACATCGAAGCAGAAATCATGGCTGCTCTAGCACAAGAAATCACAGCTGAAATCGACCAAGAAGTTCTTAATTCATTAAGCTCATTGGCTGGTACAGCTACAGAAACATACGACCAAAGCGCAGTATCTGGTACTGCTACATTCGTTGGTGACGAACACGCTGCTTTAGCTGTTCAGATCAACCGTGTTGCTAACTTGATCGCTCAGCGTACACGTCGTGGCGCTGGTAACTGGGCAGTTGTAAGCCCAACAGCATTGACAATCCTACAATCTGCTACTACAAGCGCATTTGCTCGTACAACAGAAGGTACATTCGAAGCTCCAACAAACACCAAGTTCGTTGGTACATTGAACAATGCTATGAAGATCTATGTAAACACATATTCAACATCTGATGATGTTCTTATTGGTTACAAAGGTTCCAGCGAAAGCGATGCCGCAGCGTTCTATTGCCCATATGTTCCATTGATGAGCAGTGGTGTTGTTTTAGATCCATCAACATTCGAACCAGTCGTATCATTCATGACACGTTATGGTTATGTTGAATTGACAAACACAGCATCATCTCTTGGTAATGCTGCTGACTACCTAGGTAAAGTTGCAATCACAACAGCTAAAGTTAAATTTAGTTAATCAACCTACAGGTTGTCAAACCAATCAAAGGGCTCTTCGGAGCCCTTTTTTTATATCGGCTAAATACTATGTCGGCCTACATAGGGTAGGTTATTATGCAGAACCCCACTGCGTAGACCTAGAACGTCACTTTTTAAGGAGAAAACAAATGGGACGTCCATTAAATAAGAAATATTTTGGTAACCGTAATATCGGTACCACAGGCACTGATAACGATGACGGTATTGGTGGTCAAGGCGTAGCAAGTGTAACAATCAGCGGAAGTTGGTCTGGTTTTACTCAAGCTACTTCAACAGTTACATTCACTGCTCCAGAATTACCAGGCGGTGTTACAGCTACTGGTACTGTTACAATTACAGCAGGTGCTCCAACATTAGTTACAATCACTAACAAAGGTTCAGGCTATACATCTGCTCCAACAGTTACTATTGCTGACAGCGATGTTGGTGCAGAAACAACAGGTACAGCAACAGCAGTATTAACAACCGATACTGGCGCACCGGGAACAACTACTAATCAAGAAAATGGTATTACCTGCTATGCGTTTGTAACCGGCGGCAGCAGAAAAGTAGCTGATATTATCAAACAAGTATCAACAGATCGTTATAAAGTAAAAACAGCTGACGGCACAATGATTTGCCAACTGGTAACAGACGGTGTTGCCAATGCTGCTGGCGAGATGGATATTACTGCTGTAGACACAGCTGGTAAAACATATTACGTTTCTAAACTTACAGCTCACAGAGCAAGATTGCACAGATATGGCGCAGCTGGACATGTATTCCCAGATGCAGCAAGCCAAGCATGGTCATTTGATGCTGCAAGTACAGGATACGTACAGATTCAGAACGCATAATTTTAGGAAATAGTAATGTCTGTTAAAATTGTTAAAGTTCAAAGTGGTGACTATAAACTAGTAGTAGGTTCTGTAAATCCGCAGACTGGAATTCCATCTGCTGGTAACATCACGTTTGACACTAATCCAACAGGACAGGTAGGAGACGGCAAGGTCACTATTAAAGGTGATCTTGAAGTTCTCGGAACAACTACCACAGTTAACTCTGAAACTGTAACAATTGAAGACAATATTATTGATTTAAATTTTGGATGGAACGGTAGTACTACTCCTGGACGAAGTTCAGGTATTTGGATTAATCAAGCACCAGGCGATCCTGATATTCAGCTCGTCTGGGAACTTGATGTACTGAGTACTGATCCTAGCGGTAACACAAATGCAGCAGGCAATGCTGACGGAACACTGGTTGTTAAAGATGGTCTTAATAATTTAAGAGCTATTTCTACCAATAGTATTAATGCAGCACCAGTTAAGTTAGGTGCAGAAGGTTGGAGTCAAAGTAACGATCTTGCAATTAAAGTTGGTTCAGACAAAGTTATTAAAATAGTTGACAGCGGTGCTTACGAGCAACGAGTATTAGAATACAGTAAGTTGTTTACTGTGTTATCAATATCAACAACTGGAAGACTAGCCAACGTTGCAACTATTACCACTGTTGGCGCACACAATCTGATTCCAGGCAACATTGTCGACGTATTCTGTACTAGCAATGCTAGTTTCAACGGGTCGTTCGTAACTGTTTCAACCACACCAACACCAACATCGTTTACATATTCTAACTTTGGTTTTGACGTTACTGCTGGCCCATCAGGCAGTGCCACAGGTACTATTAAAGTTAATGCTGTTAAAGATGGTAATATTATTCCAAACATGAGAGCTGTTGCAGACTATGCATTCAGCGCCTTATCGTCTTATGTTTCAAATAGAATTCAAGAAAATGATACTAAAGTACAGACCTATGATTTTGACACCAGCGGTGTAAGTAAAATTTCTTTTGAAGTTGACGGCACACAAAAAGCATTCATTGATAACTTTGGTATGACATTTGGTAATATTCAAATCACTACCAACGGTATTAGTAATATTTCTAACGATAATATTATTATCGACAACGTGCTCAATATCCAAAATAGAATTGGTACTCCAAGTACGCCAGTAGGTTATGTTAAATTGTATTCAAAGAATGCGCCAGGTAACGGAGGCACAGGTTTATTTTTTGTAAATACTTTAGGAACAACAGATGAATTAATAAGCAAGACAAGAGCTCTGCTTATTTCATTGATAATTTAAGGACAAGAAATGTCAATTTCAAGCACACTATTAAGTAATACACCTGTAGCTATAAGTCCTAGTCTTTCTCAAGATGCTGCAATCACAGTGATGTTTTTTTGCAATCAGAACGTTCCTGTTATAGGAAATCCTACAGCAGGTCAAGAATTTATAAGCGTGTATGCTGTAGCCAGTGGAGATACAACATCTCTAACGAACAGAGTAGTAAATGAAGTGCCGATTGAAGCCGGTGATACATTTACATTTTCTGCTGAAAGATTAGTTTTAAGCCCAGGTGATAGAGTTTGGGCTACGACAACAAATGCTGGTAATGTCAGCGTAACTATAAGCTATGTGACAATTTAATTATGAAATATCTTCGTAGACACAACGTAAACCTTGGTAGTATCATAGATGATACTATTTTACAAAGCCCGGATGGAAATGTTGAATTAAATCCAACACAAAAGGTGACCATTAGAGGTGACCTAGATGTTATTGGAAAAATTCCAGGCCCAGAAATTACCAACGTACTGTATGTTACTATGGACGGCAGTGATGATAACGACGGTAAAGGAATGGGTTCTGACCAAGCATTGCGAACAATTAAAAAAGCCTGTGCAATAGCACAAGAAGGTACAACAATCTATGTAAGAAGCGGTGAGTACTATGAAGACAACCCTATTAGAATGCCACCTCGTGTGTCTATTATAGGTGACAGTTTAAGAAATACAATTTTAAGGCCTCTTAACGGTCCTAAAATTTTTAGAATTACCAACATTCAAAAAATAAGTGAAGTTGTAACTATCACAGTATCAGAACCTCACGGACTTACTACAGCAGATAGAATTCGTGTAAGATGTACAACAGATGACAGAGTTGACGAGACTGATGTAAACATCAGCGAATATACAGAATATACAATTAGTTATAGAAAATCTGGAGCCAATGTTCCATCTACACCAGCAACTGGTCGAGTGTTAAGAGGTGAAGATTACTTCCAAGTTAATAGTGCATGTTATATCGCACAGTTAGTTTTCAAGGGTTTACAAGCGCCAGCATACTGCGTAGTCATTGACAGCGATGCTATCATTGACACATCACCGTACATTCAAAACTGTTCAAATATTAACGGTCCTTGGTTAAAGAATGGAACAGAATGGTTACCATTCCAGTCTACACAGCCGGACCTTTCAGGAACTCCTGTATCAGGACCAAGACCCTTACGCGATGACGAGATTGATCCAACACAGGTAGACGAATATGCTGTTGACATTGAAGGCGCTGGTAGCGGAATGTTAATTGACGGCGATAGGTACAGCAGTCAAAGTCCAATTAAGTCC